CGTGGTGAAGATGGTCAGGAACTCGCTGCCGCTGATGCTCTCCCGCAGGGCCAGCACCGCGAACACCACCGTCAGGGTGATGGTCACCAGAGACTTCACCGCCAGCAGATTGCCCAGCCGTTTCTTGATGTTCTCCATAGCGTTCTCCTTTCAACGTTCGTTTTTGTGTTCCAGATCCTCGATCCGGTGGTTGATTACCTTGATCTGTTCCTCAATCACCGGCACCCGCTGGGCGAAGCTGTTGTGCTCCCGCACCTCGCGGGTCAGCTCGTCTAATTTGGTGTCGGTGATCGCCTGCTGTTTGCCGTTGGCGATGAGCACGCCCATCAGCGTCAGCCCCCCTGTGATGAGGGCGCAGATTATCGTCTCCGTCATAACACACTCCTTAAAAGTTGCAGTTTTAAGGCGTCTATATGCTTTCCGATTAAAAAAAGCCGCCTTGTCATCCTTGACAAAGCGGCGTGGGCATGTATATAATAGGGCCAGTAAGGACGGCTCACTTTGGTCGGTGCAGGTCGTTCCCCAACAGATTTAGAATCCGTAGAAAAGCCGCTGCCGATTTAGGTGGCGGTTATTTCTTTAGGTCAAGGCCTAATTTGATAGCCGCAATCACAAGCATAAGTAACGCAATGGTTTCTGCTGTGCTCATGCGGTCACCCCCTTTACGGGGAAACAACCGTACCGCTCTTACTGGCGAACCCCATCATACACGATTCGCCTTGCTTTGTCAATTTTCTGCGCCGCCCGCTGGGCGGCTCTTTTGTTACTCCACCTTCGCCGCGCCCCCAAACTCGACAGGCACCAGATACGGCAGACCGCACTCATTGATGAGGATATCCGCCACCTGCTGTTTCAGCTTCGGGGGCACATCCGCAAACTCCCAAGGCTTTTTCGTCTTGGGGTTGATTGCCTCCATGCAAATTTTGCTCGCATACAACATAGCCATCATGTCACTGCTTCCTTTCTGTAAGTTGAAATATAGGTTTAAGGCAGCCTCTACCAAAAACTCACGCATAAACAACATCGCCCATCTCTAAAAGGCAGTTCTCCAGAAACTCCTGCTGCTGTGCCTGCATTTGGAGCTGACTTTTCAGCTTGCTGTTTTCCGTTTCCAGCTTCGTCACCCGCTCGTCGGTGGTGGGCGGCTCCGGCTCCGGGGGAGGCGGTGTGTACGCCCCGCCGATGGCCGCGCCCTCGTAGGCGGGCAGCGCCCCGATCTCCCCGGCGAAGTCCGCCTCGGCTACGATCATGTTGACAATCACGCCGTCCTCTACGATGCAGTATTCCATAGGCTTCCTCCTTTACGCCGCGGATTTCAGGTGCATCCGGATGCCGATGAATCCGGAATAACCATAAGAGCCAGGACTGTCATTGTAATCACCCTCTTTATCTTTTCCAGCACCATAGCCACCGCTGCCGCCTCCGCCAGTGTTGGCTGCACCGCCGACAATGCCATCTGTCGCACTGGTACCGCTATAATTTTTGCCTTCTCCTCCAGCGCCGCCGCCACCAAGAGATTTTGTTTCGGCAAAAGAGGTAAACGCTGTTGCAGTAGCATTGCTGCCGTTTGAGCCGTTATCAGAATTACTGCCGCCATTTCCGCCGCTTCCACCGCCTTGAGATCCGCTTCCCCCGATGCCACCGGGTTCACCACTGCCCCCCCGGACCGGAGATAGCCCGGGATTTCCGCCAGCAGGGGCATCTCCCATAAAGGATGATTGACCGCCCGGATGCCCATCATAATCGAGGTATGTTCCGCCTTTCCCGCCAGCTCCAACAGTCGCTGGATATACTGTATTAGGTGATATTTCGACGCCTGTCTTTGTGATGGTGCCGCCTCCTGCGCCACCGCCTCCGCCGGGATATCCATATCCTGCGCCACCGCCACCGCCTCCTGAAGTTACGGAATAATCAATCGTACTCACATTCCCAGTAAACTTTACAGAGCGGCTGGACTTTACGCTCAAAAAATTATTTGTTGTCAATTTCCACGTTTTCGTGATGTTCGTCCCCTTGATTACGGTTATGGTTTCGGAGTAGTCCTCCACATCTGCGTAACCGCTGACTTTTACTACCTGTTGTCCCTCGCCGATATAGCCGGTGGCCACGCCGCTGGCGTTTGTATAAACCGCCTGTCCGTTTTCGCTGAGAATGCCCTGCACCAGCACATCCGGGATTGGTTTGCCGTTTGTAGTCAGAATTGTCAGTGCGATTGTTGCCATATCAGACATGATGAGCTTCAGTTGCCCGGCAATACCGGAAAATGCCTCATCAACTGTCCGGTCTGCGGCCCGACCAAACAAGGAGACCTCCGTGGAATCCTGAAGCAAGTTTAACTTGCTCAACTCCGTGCCGGGGTCTGCGGGGTCATCCTCCAGCGCCAGATACTCATAGCGCTGAAAGGTCCCATCCTCTGCGTACACGCCGTAGCGCAGAGCGCCGTTTTCAAGGGCCTTCGTGGGCGTTCGATCTCTCATGCTTTCACTCCTTTGCTCCCGCACACCGTCACGCCGCAGTGGCGGACGGCTGTGTGGATTTTATTTAAAATCAGATTCAGGGCCAGCAAAATCGCCTCGATGCTGTTGGCCTCCGCCGTTGTCAGCCGCCGCATGGTCTCCGGCACCCCCGGCGTCCCCTCCGGCAGCCGCAGCGCCGCCCGCACCGCCGCCACGTTGTCCCGGTAGCGGGCCAGCAGGGATGCCGTGGGCACATCGCTCTCATACCATGTGTACGGATCCAGATCTTCGTTTGGGTCTTTAGGGCGCTCTACCACCGGTCCCGCCAGAAACACGCCGGTCCCGGCGTTGCCGTAAAATTCCCCGCTTATAACATCATACAGGCCAATATTCCCAGATGGGTCTTGGCAAGGAATAAAATCTCGGATGGCGTTCTCGTTTTCATAAATTTTGCAATAATAAAGTGCCATCTTTGTTTTTTCTTGGATGCTTCCTGATCGATTATTTGCAAATATTGCTAAATTGTAAGACAAAGAAAACGTCGCGATCTCCATAGTTGATACGGTTGCCCCGTCTACAGCAATTACGTTTTTTTTGAAATCAACGTCATGTGGATTTCCATCTACTAAACCAGAAATTGTTCTATTGGCTTTCCCATAATGCGCGAACCCTACACCTAACGCAAAACCGTTTTCTGTCCAATCAATATCTGATCCGAATACTGTATGGCTTCCCGTTTCGGATGTAGAAAACTTGATATTTACGCGTGTATTTTGGGTAGGCGTAACCAGAGCATCTATATGCTGGCCGCCATCGCTCCGGATATATTCCAGCTCCGTATACCCCTCCGGCAGACGGGAACTGGGCGTCACCGCCCGCTCAATTTTCACCCGCTGATACCCCGGCACGCTGTAGCCTATCCTGCCCAGCCGAGCCACCAGATCCTCCATGCACGCGTCCACCCGGTTGAGATCAGTGGCATTGTAAAAGCCCTTTGCGGTCTTATTCGACACATCCTCAAGCGTCCGGTCCGTCACCAATGTTGAAAAATCAAAAGCCATAATTCCTCCGTGTCCGAATCGGACCGCTACTTGCTGTAATACACCACCGCGCAGCCGGAAGCGCCCATCGCGCCATCCGCACCAACGCCAGGATAACTGTAGATTTTCCAATAGCTGTGAGAAAAACCGCCTTCATCTTCCCATGTTATTTTTTGCCGCCGGCCCTGTTCGCCGCCCTTGCCGCCGGCCCCGCCGTCCCCGGTCCCCGGCCTTGGCTTCGCCACGCCCGTCCGGGCGAAGCTGTCGCCGCTGGCCACGTCTGTGTAGCCGTTTTCATAGCGCTTGCCGTTGGCGGAGGAGTACGCACCAAAGGTGGTGTCCGCCCCAAAAGCCACCGGGAATTCTTGCCCCTCGTTGATGTTGATGGTCCCGGCCCACACTAAACCGCCCAGACCGTCCACGCCGTCCGCACCGTCTGCGTGCCAGGAACCGTCTTCCCCTCTGGTGCCGTCCCCGCCCTTGCCCACAAGAATGATCCGCAGAGATTTCTTTCCCGCCGGGGCCTTCCACGTGCCGGGTGTGGTGATAACCTCCCGGCCCTGATACAAAAAGCTGCCGTCCGCCTGTAGCAGCTGGCTTTGGCAGCCCTGCATAACGCCATTGGAAAACTGGAACGTCTGCATGGTCAGCCGCGCCGTGGTGGCCTGACTCTCATCCAGCCACACCGTCTCCACGTCTCCGATCTCGGAGGACGGATCGCCCCGGCCCGTCAGAGCCAGCACATTGCCGCCATAAGTGGAGAGGATCAGCCGCGCCGCCGCCAGCGCCTGGGCCTGCGTCTTGATAAACGGATTGTCGATGCTCACCGTCTCGCTGGACGATGTGGCGTTGCCGGACACGATGTATTTCGTGTCCGCCCCATCGTTGAGGGTGAAGATCAGCGCCGCCACATCTCTGTTGGCCTTCATTACCGGGTAGCCGTTGAGATTGTCCAGTGTCACTTTGTTGCCCTCGCTCCACAGCGGCTCGGCGGTCAGGTCCCCGGTGGAGGCGTCCGCACGGGGCCATGTCCCCGTGGCCTGACACACCCAGCGGAGGATATCGCCGCACGATTTCCCTTGCAGATCGTCCGCCGTGCGCACCGTTACCGGCAGCGCCGTGTAGTTGGGGTCCACGTGCCACCGATCCTGGAAGTTGACGCCCAGTTGCGCCGCCAGAGCGCCGATCCACCCGCCCAGCGTAGTGGGGAGGGTGGCAGGTGCCAGAAATTCCCGGTTTGCCAGCAGGCCGATGATGTCCACCAGATTCCACTGCATCGTCAGGCCGTTGTCGCCGGTTTTCCAGCCGCCGGAATACTGATAGAAGATCCCCAGCCGCTTGTACTCGTCCGTGCCGTCCGCCAGCCGAACGCCCAACGATACGTCGATGCCCTGCCGCTCCTCAATGGATTGAAACAGCCCGTTTTTGCTTCGCGGTTCAAACCGCCGGGACAGGTTGTCGATCTTGAGGGTGCACGTGCCATACGGCAGCGCCGTGGCTGCGATGTTGCCCTGCTGCTTCACGTTAAACTCCGCGATCATTCCGCCGTCCCAGCCCTCGTACACGCCGGGGACGATCTCCACCACCCGCATCCGCCGCCCGGGCCGTGACCACTTGGTCACCGACACCCGGATGGCGTCTGGGTTGTTGACCGTGAAGCCCTCTAGCGATACGGAGGAAGCTGTGTTGCCGGTGTACGTCCGCGTGTGGTATGCCGTACCGCCCTGCTTGACCTCCACCGTGAAATCCTCCGGAAGCCCGTCATAGTCATTGCCCGGGAAATATACGGAGCACGCCTGCAAGACGGACACGCCGGAGAATTGCAGTTCCACCCACGGCGGCGTGGCAAACGTCCCATCCGTGCCGGAAAGCACGTTGCCGATGTAGCTCATCTGGCCCACCGTCTGAGCGGGATCGTCCGGGAGAAGGTCCCACGTCCCATCCAGCGCCCACCGATCGCGCTCTAACGTAGCGTATTTGGTGGGATTGCCAAAAACCTTATCGTGGAGCTGCTCCAGCTTGCTCCACGGGATCTGCCCGGAGGTCTCCCCAGCACTGAACACGATGTCCGGGGAAATGATGTCAATGACCGCCCGCAGCAGCACCCGCCGCGCGTCTCCTGTGATCGCCGCATGATACGCCTGTCCGCTTTTAATCATGCGGCGTCACCTCCCGCAATTCTACGGTAAAGTCTGCCCACAGCGGGGTCTCCTTGGTCTCCTCTCCACGTCCGCTTCGCCGCGACCACATAAACTTAGGCCGGGTAAAAGACGTTACGATAAAGCTGGAGTATTGTAGCGCCCCATCGGATTCCTGTAGCAAAAAACCGCAGATAATCGGTTCCCGTGTTCCCTTCTCGCAGGCCGCAATCACCTTGTTTTTCATTTCCGCATTAAAATATCCGTATTGATAGGACACCTGCCACACATTCCCCCGCAGTTCCCGTGTCGTTCGCCCAGAGATCATCTGTACGTCAACCGACAGAGGGATATTTTGCACATTGTATCCGCCATCCCGGCTCTCCGGCAGCACCACCGCCATGCCGTTGGCGTCTAAAATCAATTCCGTCATGTTTCACCTCATGCAATGGGGTTCAGAATTGGCGTACCGTTTGCCTGCGCATAGCCGGTCAGCGGGTCAAACACATAGGATGCAAATTTGGTCATGTCAGGGAACATCAGATTAAACGTAAATGATCCGCCGGATTGCTTCCCTTCTCCCAGCCCATTTACAATAGCCGCGCTGGAAATGCCGATGCCGGAATCCGCAAAGCCTACCGACGCCGTACCGAAGTCCAGCCCAGAGGTAATGCCTCGCTTGATATTGCCGTATTCGTCATCCCATCCCTCGCCAAGACCCAGCGCCATGTTTTCACCGATCCCAGCGAATACGCGGGACGGGGAATGGATACCAAGAACGCCCTTCACTCCATCCACAATTCCGCCGAAGAACCCGGTCACCTTATCCTTGATCCAGCTTCCCATTGCCTTGATCCCCTCCCAAACGCCTCGCACGATATCTTTTCCGATTTCGATAATGTCTGGGATAGAATCAACCAACGTGTCAATGATCGTTGCCACCATATCCAAAACGCCCGTTACAAGCTGTGGGAAGTTTTGTGCCAACCCCTTTACCAGTGCAATAACCATCTGTATGCCCAGCCTGATTATGTCCGGCAGTTTCTCTACCGCATAAGAAACAAACCTTTCGATCATTTCCGGCCCTTTTTCCTGCACAATCGTTCCAATGTTTTCAAGCACCCGCTCTATGACCGGCAAAATGTTTTCCGCCACGGTCACAGCGCTATCAATTAGATTGGTCGCCAGTTCTGCAATGTCCGCATTTTCGTCGCCAAGCCCTGTTACAAAGTTTTCATACGCAGCCTTCATCGACGAAATAGACCCCTGAATTGTTGTCGCGGCTTCTAACTGCGTTGTGCCCGTGATTCCCATTTCCGTCTGGACCGTGTGAATGGCATCCACGATGTCCGCATAGCTGTCAATGGTGTAATTGGTGTAGTTTCCCTGTGCGGCATTTAAGGCGTTAGCATCGTCGATCAGCCGCTGCATTTCTTCCTTTGTGCCGCCGTAACCAAGCTTGAGGTTATCGAGCATGGTATAGTTCTGCTTGGCGAAGCCGGAGTACGCGTTCTGGATGGATTCCATGCTGGAACCCATCTTATTCGCGTTGTCCGACATGTCGGTAATGGCCAGATTCGCTTTTTCCGCTGCCGCGTCCGTGTCGCCGCCCATTGATTGCAGCAGCGACGCAGAAAACGCCGTCACGGTGGTCATGTACTCGTTTGCGCTCATGCCCGCCGTCTGGTATGCGTTCGCGGCGTACTGCATCACGGTATCGGCAGAGGACTTGAACAGCGTTTCCACGCCACCGACCAGCTGCTCATATTCACCGTAGCTTTGGATCGCTGCTTCGCCAATGTTTTTTACCGCACCTGCAACAGCTTTCACACCAGCAACAATGGCTTGCCCTGCAATATTCGCTTTCAGCACATCGCCAAAGCTCAATGCCTTTTCTTTGGTATCCCCGAGGTTTTTATCTACTTCGCTCGTGTCTACGCTGATTTTGACAAAAAGGTCTAATAAATTCATTTTCTCACCACGCTTTTTGGTGTTTTTGGTGAAAAGCCCTTGAAAAGTCAAGGCTTATGTAGTAAAATTTCAGGAAAGGAGGGTTTTGCCATGATCAATTTCAACAAAGATTCCGCATTTGACTTAAAGCCTATTTCCATTGCCGAAGTCCGCGACGAGGTCAACGGTCTTTTGATCGCGGGCGAAGAGATCGCCTGCGCGTTCAAAACGATCCGCGACCAGCTTATCTTCACCAACAAGCGCATCATTTCCGTTGACGTGCAGGGCATCACCGGAAAACGGAAATCGTTCAGCTCCATGCCCTTTTCCAAGGTGCAGTTCTTTGCTATCCAGACACCCGGCCTTGTTGAGCTGATCCCCGATAGCGAGCTTGTCCTGACGTTCTCCAATGGCTTTACCTCCAAATTTGAGTTCAAAGGCGATACCGACATCGGGAAGATCGGCCGCATGATCTCGGAATACGTCCTCAAATAACGTCTATCCCTCCGCCGCCCCGTCAGGGGCGGCTTTTTTTATCGTCAGCCCGCACCGCGCGACAATATCGGCGGTAATCTCTTCGCACGTTCTGTTGTCCTGCTTCTTCGGCTCAATAATGTCCGCGTATCGCGCCTTGATGTAGTTCCCACCCACGTATTGCGCTGTGTTTTCCGCAACCACGCGCAGCGCGTCGGTCACATAGATGCGGTACGCCTCGGTTTTTGCTCTCTCATTGACCCGCGCCACGCAGTACCGCAGGAACGGCTTTACTTGTTTTCGCCCTCGGTATTCTCCTGCGCAGAGCCAGAGGATCTCCCGCTCTGCGCTGAGAGAAAAAGCGCGCCGAATGCTTCATCGGTCAAAAGCTCCGTCGCGTCGCGCATCAGCTTGACGAGGTTCAGAGCACCCTTGTAGCTCTCCGCGCTCACGCCCTCAATAGAGGCAAGAATTGCGATGATGTCGCCCTTGTGGCCCTTGAGCAGCGCAGGGAGCGCTTTTCGCGCCCGCTGCGTAGCAAACTGCTTCACCGTCATGCCCTCGGGCAGCTTCTCGCGCTTGAACAGCGCGGATGCCGCATCGTCCTCCGCAATGTTGGCAATCGGGTCGATGATATCCGCGATGACGTCAAAGACGCGCTCGCCCTGAATGTCGGAAAGTCTCATTTACGCCTCCGCCGTGCCGGCCTTGATGTAGATTTCAAAGGGAACGGTGTCCTGTGCGCTCATGGAATAGTGGCCGGTAAACTCGAACGCAAACTGGCCCTTGGACTTGTCCGCCGTCTTGAGCTGGAAGCCGCCCGTGGAAAGCGCGTTGAGCAGCTTGATCGCGATAAAGCCGCCGTTGGTTTCGCCGTTCTTGTCGGAGTAATCGCCCACAAGCCAGATATCATCAAAGTCAGCGTCCTTAAGGTCGTTGCGCGGTGTGACCTTGGTCGTGTCGGTCGTCCCGATGTCCGCCGCGCCGCACAGCCGCTTTGCAATGGCGGTATCGGCATTGACAAACGTACCGGTCATCTTGGCATCCCACGAATCGATATTTTTCAGCTCCTTCATATTTTTGGGGCAATTATCGATATCCTCGCCAAGGTCCGAATAGGTCGGCGTAGCGGTAAAATTGACGCCGCCGGTCGTTGCGCCGATCTGTCCCGCCTCTCCAATGGTTCCGGTGGCCGGGGTAAAATCGGTGGTCAGAATACCGGCGTTGATCTGCAATTTCTGAAATGCGTCGGAAGGAATTTTTGTGAATTTCATAGTTTCGTCCTTTCATCAGTTTTGCGACAGATATTCCACCGTGATGTTGAGATACCGCCGCTTGATGTTCTTATCGCTCTCGTCCGCGATGTTCTGGCACCACGGGGATCCGCGCTTGATCCACATCGCGCCTCCGTCATAGGGCACGAACGCGCCGCCCATGCCGATGGCGTCAGAGATTTCCTGTGCTTTAGCGTTTGGGATTGCCTCGCTTTCCGTGTAATACCAGAGGTTTACCGTCAGAGCGATTCCCCCGCTCTCCCATGACCCGGTAATCAGTTCATAGGTCAGCCACGGGAACGTCGCGTCCTCCGGCACATTGGATGTTGGGAATGCCGGAAGGAATTGAGAAAACCACGCATGGAGCGCCTTATCCTTTGTCATTTCGGCAGCTCCTTTCGCTCCGCAGTGAAGAATTTCAGCGCCTTGATGATTGCGCCCGCAGACCTCGGCGCGGCTTTTTCTTCGGGATTAGAGGTCACGCGATAGGTAATCCCTGTTTCCGTATCACGAAAATAGTCGTTGTACTCGATGGGCACGCTCTGATTGACCAGCGCGGAATATACCGAGGTAACGCCGTCCTTTTCCGCTTTTCGCGCCTCCATCGAGGTGTCGAGCGCCTGATAGTTGAGAAATTCCGCGCCCTCTTCCCATGCGGTGATGTAGCCGCCTGCGCCGTCAGGCGTGCGCTTTTTCTCCATCAGAATGCACTTGTGGGCAAAATCGTCCAGTAAACTCACGGTTCCACCCCCTTGAGCTTGCGCCAGTCGTTGAGCTGACCTCTAAAAGCGTCCTGCCAGCCCGTCACAGCGCTCGTGTCAGATTTCCCGCCGCTTGCCTTGGTGTAGCTATACCCGCCGAAGCTCTCACTCATGTAGGGGCTTGAAACAGCCTCACCGTACTTTTCTTCCCACGCAGCGATATCTTCGGAAAGCGTTACAACCGCCTTTGGCACTGCCAGCGCCCAAACCGTCCCGGTAAAAGTTTCGTCCGTCAGGTCTGTCGATGGGTATTGGTGCAAGCCATCGTTGAACACGGAGCCGCAGATGCGGAAATATTGATTGGTTTGGAGAAAGGGCAGCGCAATGCTGCCATTCTCCACGGTGAACGTGCCCTCGTGAATCTCCACGAGAAACCAGTTGTTCAAGTGCCGTAAGACCTGTTCAAGCATTACGCCGCCCTCCTTATTACTTTGCGGTCACGCTCGCGTTGCCGCTCTTGAGCGCGTGGTAGTTTCCATCGCACTCGACCACAGTCACGGTCTGACCGGTCGCAATGGTCAGGTCGCTCTTGCCGTCCCAATCGTTCCAACCGGCGACGTTGTCGCCGTAAGCGACGGTCGCGGCAGAGGAGCCGGACGTGTACTTATACTTGTTGCCTGCAGCGGCCTTTGCCGGAGACACGGTCAGCTTGGTGTCGCCGCTCTTGGATCCAGCAGCAGAGGTGACCGTCAAGGAGCCAAGCGTGCCGTTGTCGATGGTGCCCACTACAACGCCGTCAATGCGCTCGGCAAACAGCTCCATACCGTTGATGACAGTGTCGGACGCAGTCATGTTGGTGTAATCCGGCTCCTCGTGGATGCCGATGTAGCCGGTCGCGTCGGTGGTAAAGGTGAAGACCTCCTGCAGATCCGCGCCGTTGACGGGGATGTAGTAGAGGACGATGTTGTCCTTTGCCGTAGCGTAAATCTTGCCCTTCGGGACGCTGGCGTTCATGATGAGCGTGCCGAGGCCGAGGAAGTTCTCGACGTAGCTCATGCCGAATGCAGTCTGCACGGTGATGTTGGCCGTAGACAGGTAATCCGCAACGTCCAGCGGATTCATGAAGTAGACCGCGCCGATCTCGTCGTCCTCGAAAAGGACCTGCAGATTTCCCCAAGCCTGCGCAAGAACGGTCTGGAAGTTCTTACCGCTCACCGCGCCGGTGCCGGTCGAGAGGAAGTCAAAGAAACTCTTGCGGATGCCCTTCTGCACGTCCTTGAGCATTTCGTCGGTGGTCATCTCCACCGCCTGATCGTAGCCGCGGTCGGTGATCGCCTCGGCAGAGGTGGCCTTGCGCCACTTCTTGAGCGTGATCTCCTTGTAGTTCACGGCCTCGGTCTTGTAGTGGGAAAGGGGGATGGTGTCACCCTCGGCCACAACGCCGCTCTCGAGCGTGCCGGTCGCCTTGTAGCTCTTAAGCACAGTGCCCGCCTGCTTTGCGATTTTTCGGGTCACACCGAGCGCCTCCATCAGCTTCTTGATGGAGTAACCGAATATTTCGGTAAATTCGATCTCGCGCACGCGGGCGAGGTCATTTTTCTTGATCAGATTGGTTTCAGCAGCCATAATTAGCCTCCGTTCTTATTTTCAAAAAGATTGATGTTTGCAGCAATCGCCGCGCGGCGTTCCGCCCTGTCCTTGATCTCCATGATCTGATCTTTAGTCATTGCGCCGCCGCCGGTGTTCGTCGGGGGAGTGGCGGGATTCGCGCCCTTTGTCAGCGTGGTGGAGACAAGCCCCTTGTAAGTGCCGTCTACGAGTGCATCAAGGCTCTTGGTGTCCTTGATCTTCTCGCCGTCCAGCTCCAATGCGGCCATTTCCTCGCCGCATCCGCGCATGGCAAGGTCCAAATTCGCGCCTGTGATATTTTTGCTCTCAAAGTAAGCCCGGACAGCCTTTTCCTTCGCCGCCTTGCTCTCCTTTGCCGTGATGTCGGCCTTAAAGGCTTCAAAGTCCGAGTGTTCCTTCTCGTACTTTTCCTTATAGCCGCCGTCACCCGCTGCCTTGAGGTCGTCCAATTCCTTCTGAACGCCGGGCAGCTTCTCCGCGTCCGCCTTGTACTTCGTGAGATCGTCCTTGAGGGGGTCAACCACGCCCAGATGCAGCGCAACCAAACGATTTTCAATCTCTTCGGTGCAAGCGTCGCCGAGAATATTTCTGATTTCCGCTCTCGTAAATTTTGCCATGTTATTCGTTCTCCTTTTCCTTGGCCCCAATTCTTCGGGGGCGAACGTTGTATAAAAACCGCTGTACCTCGCGGGTTTTACCTGTTCTAAATTGCGTTTGCCATTTCCCACGCCTTGTGGATTTTTGTCCCTTGCCACGCAATCCAGTCGACAAGCTCCTCGTTTTTGCACCATGCCCCTTCAAAAGAAAGCCCGCTATCCGAAAGACCGCTTTCGCTGAAAAATGCGTGTACAATTTCATGCCGTAGCGTTTGCTTTTGAGCCTCTCTTGCCGTTTCTACTGGCTCGTTTTCCCACCCCTTATAGGTTGTCATGTCGCAAATTACGATTTGCTTCAAAAGGTGGTCGCAATATCCGTCAATGCTTCTGCGCTCAAATGCCTCATCGTCGCTGTACTTTTTAACGACAATTTCGTAATCCGCGCCTAAAATGTTGACTTTGCTGTTAGTCATGCGTTTCCTCCTGAAAGAAAAAGAGCCAACCTGTAAGCGTTCCTTACAAGCTGGCTCCTATTGCCCTTTCCCGCGCCCTATTGCGCGGAAGCGCTGTATTTGATTGTTTTCTTGACCTCTAAAACAATGTACCCGTCGCCTTTTCGGCGTATTTCAGCATCGTTGCCGCGCTTTATGATGGCTTCAATGGCCTTGATGGTCTCGTTATCCATTTTTCAGCTCGCTTTCCAGAATATCCCGATACTGTCCCACATGGTCGGCGGCAGCAGGTTTCAGAAACGGCTGTGCCTTGTTACCTCGTGTGTAATGCCAATTCCCTTTGGCATCCTGATACACCCACGGTGTAGGCCGTCCGCCGCCGCCTTCGGCATAAATGCCGGTGCCTAATTCCACATACGCGCCGTACTCAGAATCCGTGCCGATGATTGCCGCTGGGTCCTGCTCGTCTACCACATGGGTGATGCTGTTGCGCAGATTGCCGGTGTCAACGGGACACAGCTTTTTCGCATATCCCTCTGCCACCAGCCCGCACTTTTCAAGCCCGCGCAGCAGCGCCGCCTTGATCTCAGCGGAAACCTCTTTGCCGTTGTCGTGGATTTCAACGTTCATACGTTACTCCTTAATGAATGGTTCATTATCAATCCATCCATCTGCAATGAGCTGCAAAACTATCTCGCATTGCTCTTTTGATTTTCCCGTTGCAGTTTTAGCGATACCCACAATACGCCGATTTTCAATAATCAGATCATCCCAGTTCTGCAATCCGTGAGAAATGAATTTAATGTATTTCCTGTAAGCGTTTTTTGCCTTCGGTGTAGCCGATTTTTCAATTTCCACAAAATCCCCAACAGAAAAATCAGATGTTGGGTCTTTCACAAACTCCGCAAACATCGGGAGCCAGTCAAGAACCGTCTCTTTCATTGCGAAACAACCTCCAATTTCATATATCGTTCGGGGACTTCTTTCTCCACAAGCTCTCTTGTTTTTAAATCGAAAATGCTTTTTTTAACAGTTCTTTCCCCCGCATCAAGAACTTTATATGTTGTGCCTCTGTCTATCAGAAATTCAAATTCCGCGGGGTTGTCTGCCATTTTGTAAATATAAGCGCCGCGTGTTGATTTTGGCACGATAATATCAAGAACCGTCTGCGTATCTTTGTGCCCTCCAAACGGGAGTTGCGCGTCTTGCGCTATTGTCGTGCTTGTAAATCCTTTTTCTGTATATAGCTTTCCGATACTCGCGACCATATCATCAACAGATGAACCGCCTCCCGTAATATACCCAACATCACCGACAACACGCTTCACGTTCAAGTCCGTTGAAAGCTTGAACTTTGATATTTCCGCAGAAACGCCGTCGCTTATCTCCTTGTACCCGTCGAGGTTCCCATAGCAACGCAGCGCCTTTTCATACGCCGCGCCGCCGCGCTCTATGGCGTTAATTGCGCTATACGCACCGCCGGAATACTTGGATATATTCGGATTTGCTTTTTTGGTAAACTCGACGCTCGAGTTTGTCGCATAATATTCGTTTTGCCACTTCTCCAATTCCTCTAAGTTGGAAAGGCTTAAAGTTACTGGCTTTATTTCGGGTTTTGCTTTAATTATATCAGATTTTGCCGCACTTGCAACTTGCTTTGTATCCTTTTTCCATCCAGCCCATTCCGCATAGGACATGTTTGAGATAACTTCTGTTTGCCCCGTAGCGGGGTTTCTGGCGCGTCTCTGCGCCGATGAGGTATCTACGCCATCTACTACCGCAGTCGTCGTGCAGCGGCAGTTATACACAAGATAGCCGGGTGCGGAAGTATCGCCGGGGAACATGATTTCTTCGCCGTCAACCTTAAACGGCTTGTCAATATCCACCGTCTGACCGTCCAGCATGGCGTGAGCGTGTCGCGTTCTGCCGTCCAGCGTCGCTACCCACTCGCGCCTGAGCTTAATGCCCATCTTTTCCGCCGCCGCGTAGCTGTCCATGCGTCCGGCGTTCTGCGCGCCGGTCACGGCGGTTCTGGCCGTGCGGATGGCGGAATCGCGGCTCATGGTGATAATGCGCTTTTGCAGGTCATCCGCCATGCGCTTGATACTCAACCCCTGCAAGATGGAGCTGGTGACACTGGCCGTAATTTGCTTCTTGCCGTATGCGAGATCGATCCCGCGTTTCAGTGCTCTGTCCTTTGGATAGTACGGCATCAACCCCGGCTGCTCCACGATTAGGCGTTTCACCGTCTGCTCGTCCCACAGGTCAAAGCCCACGTCCCCAGCCACACTCTCGATGGTATACGCCGCATAGTTGCGGTTGAGGGAGTAGATACCCGGCGTTGCATCATTGGTGTAAGACACCGCCACAGCGTTTGCATCAGTCACGCGGTGCGCCACCTTGTCGCGCATAGCTTGATAGCGTTCCCCGCGCCCGATCTGATTGAGCCGCCATTGCTTATAATCGGCCTCCGTCCATTCCTTACCGTTCTGCACGGTGCCGATCAGATCTTTCATTTCCTCGTCGCGCTTTTTGAATTGCTCAAAGTAAGCGTCAATGGTTTCTTGCAGCTCTTTCTCCGCCTCGCGGTATAACTTTGCAATGCGCCGTTCCAGCTTTGCAAGTTCCTTGTCGGTCTGCTTATGGCCAAGATCACTGGTCGCCATCGCCGCTCACCCCCGGCGCGTCCGGATCTTCAAAGCTCCGGTCAATCTCTTCTGCCGCCTTCCGCTTTGCCATGTCCTCGTACTGGTCAATGTCGCCGTTGATGGTCAGCAGCTTTTTTGTGATGTATTCGTCATCGTAATACGCTGCGCCCAGAAGGATGTTCTGTGTTTCCTCGCTCTTGTTGATAATCTGATTGCGCGTGTAGCTTGGCTGATCTTCAATACCTGCCAGACGCAGGATTTCCACAATAAACCGCGTTACCTCAGATTCAAACTTATCCGTCTTCAAATCCAACGGCACATAGCTGGCCTTGATTGCGGTCGCCGTTTGATTCCCAGCGGATACCGCCGCAGCGTCAAAGCACTGGAAATCTTCGTACAGCTTTTTCTTGAGCATATCAATGGTGCTGCTGGTTCCCTCATAGGGAGCCTCGATGGTCTTGCTTTCCACCTTTGCACCATCATCGCCATTCGCGTGGGCGACATGGGTGGTTTTCAGCCGTTCAATAAACTTTGCATCGTCCAGATCCGTCATGCCCTCGCAATTGGAAATCACCCAATAGATCAGATTGCCCTCGTCCACGTTGTTTACCATATTGGAGGACGCCAAATCCAGCGCGTCAATGGTATTGCGCTTGCCGACGATCTCGGAGAGACACCGCTTGTTGTTTTTCAGCGGCACGATGGGGAAACTCGGATAATTCCCGCCGTCATAGATTTCGGTTTCGCCGACCTCCGCCTTGCGCTCGATCAGCTTATAACTGCGCTTCGGCTGCATGACGTCCATATCCTCGCCGCTGGGCTGGAAATACTCGGTAAAGCCGTCAATCTCATACAGCGTCGCTCTCAACGGCTTATCCTGTGCCACCTGCCAGAACCGGATACCGGCTTTCATTGCACCGTCCTCTTCATCATAGAGGGGGACGAACTCAAGCAGGGAAAACACCCGCAAATGCGTCAGATCCCAGAAGCCGAAAGACACGCCTGCGATTTTCGCCTCACGCGCCGCATCCATAACTTCCTGGTCAAAGTCCGGGCATAGCTTGTTTGGTGTTCCCTTCTCCGCGAAGGTCACGCCGTTGCCCAGCAGATACGAGACCTCCTGATCCACCGCCAGACCGAAGAACCGGCTGGCCAGCTTATGGTTTGCCGTCCACATATCCGCGTGGGCGCGGCCCTGCATATCGTAGATGATCTTTTCATAGCGGTTAATGGTCGGATTCAGGCCGTTGTAATATTCCTCAGCATCCGCCGCCGTCTTATATGCGTGGGATTCGCGGTGCTCGTTGATCGCGCTTCGGACAAACTCCATCCGCGCCTTTTCATCCTCGCCCACCGCCACAAGGTCATTATATGTCTTAATCTCCGCTCACCCCTTATCTCAGAATGGAAACATAATCAGAGCTGTCGCGTTTGTTCCACAACCGCTTTACGATGCTGGCCGCGCTGTCCGGTGCGTCATCATGCTCCACGTTCCCGTTATAATCGCAAATCTGGTCGATATATGCATCATCCGTACCGGCCACAAAAACCACATTGCGCCATTCCGCCTTGAGATAGCTTGTGATTTTAAGGAATTTGTTCATGCTTTCGTGATAGGTAACGGCCCGTTCTCCCTTCGCGCGCAACGCCTTTGCCAGATAGCCCTTGTCCGCGTTGGTCTCGCAGTAAATCTCCCCAGCATTGAAGGACTTCCGAAGCCGGATAATCTCATCCATGCAATCGTCCACATGCTTGTGCCAAAGCCGCCCATAGAGGTAATATGTTGTTCCCTTCTTTCGGGCAATCGTGAACGCCGTGTAGTCATCGCCGCCGTATGCCGCGTCGATATGGCAAATGCCCTGCTCTGCAAGGCAAGGCTCACCGCCCATTTGCGGCGTGTCAAAGATCACATCATCACTGGCAATGTGTCGCAGCTCGTAGTTTGCTGCAAACAGGGATGACGTCATAGACGATTTAATGGTTTGCAACTCATCCCCGGAAATCAATCCAGTTGAATAGCAATCGTACTTTTCGATATTCGGCATCATGGAAAACGCGTCTTCCTTGTGCCAGGGTGTCCCGGTGTTAAAAATTCGCCCGCCCCGATTGCGGATATTCTGTAACTCCTGATAGATCGTTTTTGTATGGTCTCGCTCTGCGCGGGAAATGCGGTCCTGCACGTTTACAATATCGTCCGTGAATATGCGGTCGAAATGCTTGCCGGTCAAGGACCCGTTCACGCCGCACGCCACAAGCTGGCTCGTGCCCTTGTTGTCCGCTGCCAGATTCGTGGAAATCTCCGTCGCGGATACCGTTGTCAGGATCAGCGGTTTCCCGTGGATCTTCTCGCACAGCGCCTCCATGTATGGCGATAGCAGCAGATTCCGCACCTGCCGCACAACCTCTTTCACGTCCGCATCCGTTTTTCGCATAAACAGCGTTTTGAGATTTGGAAGAAGGACAATGGTCTCCGCCAGCGCAATCGAAACGCACGTTGTTTTATAGCTGCCGCGGTGCGCCTGCAAGGTTTTGTCCTCACGCCCGCGCACCATATCCTGTATCCATGCGTTGTGCAGCGCGCCCAGCTTATCAAACCCAACGGCATGACCGAACGCAATGGGATTATGTATCAGCAGTTCCGCCGCTTGTATCCGCGTCATTCTGCATCACCATCTTCTCCAACTCGTCCAATGCAATGCCCTTCGCGTCCGTCACCGCCACGTCCACGCTGTCACGCTGCCCCAAAAATTGTTTACCGAGGAAGATCGCCATTGTAGCGTTCTTTTCAGCCAATCGCCATTGGCTCCGACGCAGCGAAATTTTCCCCGCTCCGCGCTTTTGTTTAAATACCTCGGAAAAACTGGCATGATAGGTGCGTTTACACCAACTATCCAATGTTTTATCGGTCACATCAAACCAGCCGCAGATTTCCTCAAGCGTGCATTGCAGGCCGCAGAGGTTCTCGAACTGCTTCTGGTTGATTTCCTTTCTTGGCCTTGCCATACGTGCCCTTCTTCCTCCGCTGGTGTTTGATAAACTTCTCCATATCCCGCTTTAAGTACGGGCTGTTCGTCTTGGCGATAATCGCCTGCGCTTCTTCAATCGTCACTTCCCAAGCCTCGCACAATTTCCCATTCCCGCTCTGACAGCTCCCAAATATACGGATTAACCTTTTCCGCAGCAACCTTTTCCGCAGCAGCCTTTTCCGATAGCAAAAAGCCGGAACCGAACAGGCCTTTCCCAGACGCTTTTTGCGCGTCAAGCGCACGGATAAAATGTGCATCACTGCCGCCAATTTCAAGGCTCACGCCGTGAGCCGCCATATAACACAGCATCGTTGCTGTCAAAACCTCGTCGGGATATGAGTATTTCGGAAGCTCTCTGTGCAGCTTTTTGAGATTCTTTTTATTCTCGCCGTCCAGTATTTCTCTCAAATCAGCGGCAGCGACAATCTTGTTGTCCCCCATATTGGTAACAAACGACGTATTGACAGACGCGCCGTTTTCATACACCACTCCGCACCCGCACGCCACATAGTTTGCCGCGCCGCGCATAATGCCGAGAAGCGTAAGTGTTGGGGCAAACAGAAAGAAACGGATTTTCTTGCTTGCGTACCACTCGCAGATTTCTGAAATAATGGAAAAAGGCGGATTGTCTATCACAACACACCCGGAAGGGTATTTCTCGCTTTTATAATCTCCGCCAGGATAAAACGGGCGCACAATCGCGGCATTGCCAATTTCGTATTTCTCGGCCACCCAATCTCTTACTGCGTCGTAGATGTTATCCGGCGTGTAGCAATCGTCCGTTGTTTTCTTCGCTTCAAACTTTTCCAAAAACTCTTGATATTCTTCGTCATCGTCCGAAAGTTCACCGCGCTCCATACGTTCTCTAAATTCCTGGTCACGTTCTTCGTTAGTAAGTTCCGTTTCGTCGGTATCTAGGAAATCCCAATCAAAGTCAAACGCCGACAAATCCAGCTCCGGCAGTTCCTCCGCCAGCAAATAAATATCCCATTCGCTCTCGTTGCTCTTGTTGTCTACCAGCCGAAGGGCGTTTACTTGCTCCGGTGTCAGATCGTCCACGCAGACGCACGGTACTTCTTCCATACCCAGCTTCTTCGCCGCCAGAGCGCGGCAATGCCCGATTACGATCACGCCGTCACGGTCAATCACAATCGGCTGTACGAATCCGTACTGCTTGATGCTCTCCGCAACGTTGTTGATTTGCCGCTTATCATGCTTTTTTGCGTTTGCGGCATACGGCACAATATCCGCAAGCCGCCGCTTTGTGATTTCCATGCCATCCTCCTGTTTTGCTACCAGCCCCCACCCCTTGGCCTTACATAGCAGACTTTACCCGCCCCGCAGTCTCTACCATTACCCCACGCATAAGCGCAAGCCTTCGATTTTGAGGGGCATACACGCTGTCTCTTCCAGCCGTCAAGATTGGTTTGCATAACCTCCGTGCCCAAAGACACGAGCCGCTATCTGGCACGGCATTGCAGTCCTGCCCTGCTTTAGCGCTTCAGGGAAAGTCCCCGTCACTCGCTGTGGTCTCCCCTTACGGGGCACCTATGCCGCATATCTCCGCAGTGAGCCGGTCGGCGCTCCGGCATCTCCAACAATGCGAGTATTTGCGGTCTCGCCTCCGGACGGCAGATTGCCTTTCTGCCCTCCACTGCGGTACTGCCGTCTAAAACTGCTGCCACCGTGCGCAATCACAGTGACCTGCTGGAACTTCGGCAGCGTAGTTTGTCCAAATGTCCCCTCTGGGACACATCGTTGAGAGGTGCGAGGGGTCCTATACCCAACCGGAATTGCACCGGGGCATCAAGGGCAAGGACCAGTCGCCGGAGATGAGCTGCTTTTACAGGCCGCAGCTTATATATTCTTGGAGCGAGGACGCATCACCCGAAACGCTCCCCGCCATGGTGCAGACGGCTGGGCTTGAACCAGCGACATTTTCATTATTGGCGAAATGCTCTGCCTACTGAGCTACGTCTACATATCCCCTGCATCCGCCGGGGTCAGGAGGAAAGAAAGAATGGAAAGAATGAGGATACGGATATAACCCCGCACCCTCATTCTGACACATATTTTTCTGCGCTTGCCCCGAATTGGGGGCAAAGACCAATTTTTTTTGCGATACTATAAAGGTTTGCCCTCTCGCTCGCCCTCGTCCCATGCAAGTTCATCCAAGCTGACGTGGTAATGATTCGCTATCAGCTTCAACTGGCTGAGAGCCGGTTCGTTCTCCCCGGTTTCGTACTTCCGCAGCGTATCATGCCCAATCCCAATCAGCTCCGCTTTTACTCTCATGCTTTTAGCAGGCCGCTCAGATTCTCTCAATTTGCGCAGCCGCTCCGGGAATGTACTCACATGACCACCTCACATAGCCGGAAATTCTCTACCACGGATCCGCCCACCGTTTCTGTCCGCACACTGACAAACCGGCCCTTTGGGTGGATGTAAATTACCTCTCCGCGCCGGAACGGGTACAGCTGCTCATACGTCGGGTGCTGCCGTTCCAGCTGCGACGGTATGGACTTGAATCTGGCCCGAACCACCTGTCCAAGTTTCATGATTCCTCCATTTCCAGCAGCATCACCAAGTCCCAGAACTTCCGCGCATCCAGCCCGGTTTCCGTCTTGATCTTGCCCAGCCGATAGATCACACTGTTATGATGGATGTCCATTTCCTTCGCTGTTTTCACGCAATTCATGTCATTCTTCGCATAGATGCGCAGGAGCGATATATCTTCCTTCTGCATAGTTACCTCCCATAACGGACCTTTTTCAGATCCTTGTATCTGTCCGGGAACGGGATCAACTTCGCCTTGTCCCGGATAATCTCCGCCAGCACCCGGTCCATGTGCACCTGCCGGACGTCTGCCTCCGGGTCCTTGCAGTTTAAGGCAGGCCTGTATTCCCGCTGGGTCTCCATCCACTCATGCGTGACGCGCATAATGCGATCATACCCCCAGCCTTCCTTCTGGTGCATGGTCATCTGCAAAGTGTCAACGGCAAACTGCGCTGCCATCGCAGCACCGGCCCAAAAGACCGCATCCAACTGCGCGTCCCGCCGTTGCAAATAAGCGGATTGCTTAGCCATCCCCGCCATCCTTTCTCTCGCCGTCCATCTTTGCCCCGCAGTGGGGGCAGTAGGCATCTTCATCGTACATACCCTCTCCGCCAGTTGAGACATAGCACCCCCTGACTTCCCGCGCATCTTTGCACCGGGAGCATATAACGGTTGTGATCCCCAAATCGGTGTCCCACTCGCAGATCCACCGCCCATGCACCACCGGGGCCACGTCGGCGACGGGCAGGATCTCAATATACTGCGACGGCTCAAGCCCTTTTGCCCACGCGTGCTTTGCGGCCTCAATCGCCGCGTCCCGTCCAATGTATTCAGCCATCGTCAGCCCTCCTCCACATAGCACCAGCTTTGGGGCGGGCGGTGAAGATATAGCCGCCCGTCCGTGTTGCAGTCCGTTTCGTCGCCATCTCCGCAAACATTTTCGCAAGACCAACAGTTTGTGCTAAGCTCCGAGTATTCCAGACAGTCTCGCCAAAACTCCCCCAGCTTTTTCGGTGCGTCGTAAATACGCAGGTCGGAGATGTGCCAGCCGTAGCCATCGCCGCCAGCAAGATAGTCCGCCAGCTCCGGATATGTCAGGCGGGCTGCATAGAGCAAATCGTTGATGGGTAAGACACTCATATTGCTGTGGCTGCAAATGCTGTACCTTGACGGGACGGGGAAGCCGGAAAAACCGATCCGAGTAATCCAGTCCACCTTGTTGCAGACAAACTCCCCAATGACCTCTCGCCCTCCGTTACAATGGCAGATCATCCCATTAGGGCATCTGTAAGACAGATTCCCCGCCGTCACGTACAGATAGGCCTTAAATGGCGTCGCCAGCTTTGGCCTGGTCTTCCGTACCTCGATGGTTTTCTCTCCGCTGGCGATCTTCTCCACCCACTTGGGGCGGATACTCAGCATAATAGCCTTACTCATCCTTCATCCCCTCCATTCTGAGCCTCGCTCACGGCTTGCCCTCCCACGGGGTCTCAAGCCATTTTTTAATTTCCTTCCAAGTTTCGGGCATGGTCGAAATGCCAGCAATGTGTTTCATTTCTGCATCGCTCCGAAACTTGCACAGAAGGCCGATCAGTTCGTTATCCGTCATACTCCGGATCCGGTCGGCGATGGTAACGGGCCACGTGCGATACGGGCACTTTTCGATTGCGGCGCAGTTTTCAAACTCATAGCCCATCTGCATGGGGCAGTTTTCACCGGTGCACTTTTTCATCACTTACC